TGGTATTTTTTTTTATCATAAAAGTTAAAAATCACATAAATCAAAAACAGTACCTCCACAATTTGCAGCTCCATTACCTGTTATTGTAAGAGTTGTGTATGGTGTCAAAGTTGTAAAGGTGAATATACCTGAACCAATATTACCTTGAGGGGATGTTTGAGGACAAGGAGATGCCTCTATGTTATTACTATTAATTTTAGCGCAACAATAACTACAACTTGAAATAGATGGGTTACCTGAATTTGTCGTAAACGCAAAGGTTTCATAATTTGTTGGACTTAAATAATTATAACCATTTATTCTTAAACTTATATTATTTACGGGTTGACTAAATGTTAAAGTATATGAGAATGGGTAATTCACAGGTAAAACACCATTACCTAAATATAAAAACCCGTTTTGTATTAAAGGACCCGTAAGACACCAACCCAAGAAACCACCAAGTATTCCTTCTTCTATGGTACCTGTTCCATTACCTGTAATTGTTATACCATTAACCGTAATTGAATTACCGACTTGAGGTAAGTTAGTTATTGATGAACACTCAATACAACCAACCGGAGTTGTCGGTGTAGGTGTTGGGGTTGATGTCGGTGTAGGTGTTGGGGTATTTGAAGGACTCGGAATACAATCCAAACACTTACCTTCATTTTCAGGACCAAGTTCTGACACTAATTCTATTTTATCAACACCACTTATGTTATCCACTAAACCTAAGAAAGTTGCACAAATAGATTCATCATTAATTATTGTTTTATAAACATAACCTTGTATAGGGATTTCACCATTTATAAGAATTAGATCGGCACTAAAATATTCAGTTCCTGTAAAACAATCTCTAAATTTCTTACTATTTGAACATCTTATGTAATCATCAATAATATTAAATGTAACTAAACCTGAAACCAAACAATCTATTGTTGGTGTTGGAGTTGGACTTGGTGTGTCGCTAGGTGTTGGTGTGGGTGTTGGGGTATATGTTATACCTGTTGCGACAAAATTTAAACTATTACACACATTAGATGGTGTTGGAGTTACTGTAGGGGTTGGTGTTGGTGTTGATGTTGGAGTAACAGTTGGAGTTGGAGTGACATCACAATTAAATAATGCCTCAAAATCAATTATGTCACAACTATTATATGTTGTTGTTGTACTTACAACACAATATCCTTCAGTAAAAAATGTTTCACATAAATCAGGACAATTACTAAGACAAGGCGATTTACCAAAAAGTTCACAAGGGCCATCTAATACGGAAGAAACGCACCAACAAGTCTCGCCTGTCGAATAGTAAATCAAATAACTCCCACTTTGTCCTGTATAATATGGGAAACCGTTATAAGATCCATTAAACGTATAGTTATCGTCATACGTGTCTGTACCTGAGATACAGTATTCTGTATTACATTCGGCACAAGGTTCTATGGTTTCTATGGTTCCCCTGTCACTTGTTTCACCAACTGTATATGTATTAATCCCGTCAGAATAAAATCCATTATTTACCAACACTGTACATAAGGAATCTGAATAGATTAAGGATCCCAAGTTTAAATCATCACCATAAATTGATATAGTTTTAATTTCGTCACAAAGTAATTCAGGACTAGTTGATGAGTAGGAAAACGTTCCAAGTAAAACACAAGTCATATTATACGGTAATGGTATTAGTTTTTATACAATTATTATTGTCAACAATTTTTACAATAAAATCTGTTAAAGAAGAGTATACGTAAGGAACCTCAAATGTGTAAGGTACCGTACTAAATGTACTAACATATATACAGGTTGTTAAAGTTGTATCACAAACCCACACGTTATAAGGTGAAGATCCTGTTAAATTTGTTATTGTTACGTTTGTTGGCATAAATATATTATCTATAATAAATATAGAAAATTGAAAAAACTTGTGAAGTTGATTAACTTAATTATTTGGACTATATTTTAGGTAATGGAAGAAAATGAGGCTTTAGTTGAATTATTAGAAGAAATTTTGGGAGACCACGGGTTGCATTATGACAACAGAGGTCAAATATCCTTCAATTGTCCCGTTTGCGATGAAGGTAGAAATAAACATAATTTGGAAATAAATTACATAAGTAATGTTTATAAGTGTTGGTCTTGTGGTGATATTGAGAATACTCACGGATCTTTGGGTAAGTTATTTGACAAATTTGGTAATAAAAAACAAAAAAAGTTATATTATATTTTAAAACCAGAAACCGTACCCGTAAAAGAAAAAAAATACAAAAAATTAAAGTTACCTGAAAGTTTTACGTTATTTAAAGACTCTCATAAAATTTATCCTGTTAGAAGACAGGCTTATAATTATTTACAAAGTCGTGGAATAACAGATGATATTATTGAAAAATATGGTATTGGTTTTTGTGATAAGGGAAGTCATGTTGGTAGAATAGTTGTTCCATCGTACGATAAAAAAGGAGAATTAAATTATTATGTTGCCCGTAGTTGGGACCCACATACTAAATTTAAATATAAAAACCCAGAAGCTGAGAAAGACAAAATAATCTTTAATGAAAAACTAATAGATTGGAAAAAAGACATTTATTTGGTTGAGGGAGTATTCGATGGATTTTTCTTAGAGAACTCAATACCAATGTTGGGTAAACATATGTCAGAAATGTTATTTGATAAAGTTTATAATAACGCAAAAGGAAATGTGATAATTGCGTTGGATGGGGACGCATGGAATAATGCAATTAAACTTTACCACGAATTAAATGGTGGAGAATTATATGAAAAAATAAAAATAGTAAAATTACCTAAAGATCAAGACGTATGTGATTTGAGAGGTAATATAAATGAATACTTTATAGAAATAAGAGATTAATGGATTTATTATTAATAGCAGAAGAAATAAGACAAATTATTTCAGAAAAACAAAAAGAATTACAATTAACTTTTGAGGAAGAATCTCACAAGTACACAATGATTGACCTTGAGGGTAATCTAACTTCTAAATTTCCCTCAGTTTCAAAATTAATGAAATTGTTTTATGAGGAATTTGATTCAGAAGGAATTGCGGAATATAAATCAGGTGGTAATCCTGACGAAAAAGAACGTTTATTAAAAGAATGGTCAGACGCCGGAACATACTCAACAAATATGGGATCTCGTGTTCACTACATACTTGAAACTCATACATTAAAAGAATTTGGTATTGAAAAAGAAATAAGACAACCAATATTTGAGTGTGATGCCGAACAGATAGTCAAAGGAGACTCGATGATAGTTGCCGGTAAACGATACATTGATTTAATCAAAGAAAGAGGTTGTATTTTATTGGACACTGAAATTGTTTTGGGACATCCTGAATTAGGATATACGGGACAACCTGATAAGGTTTGGTTGGTTATTGGGGTTAATGGTAAACTTGGTATTTTAATAACAGATTGGAAAACAAATAAGGAAAAAAACTTTGTTACCAACAAATACACAAAACCAATGAGAAAACCATTTGAGGACTTACCAAATAACGCTCTCGGACATTATAATACTCAGTTACCATTCTACGGTAAACTACTTTTAAAAATGTTAGAAGGGTCTAAGTATGAAGACATACAATTAATGGGTTGTATAGTCGTAAGATTAACGGACGAAAGAGAGTACGTTGAGTACAGAGTCTCAAGAAAAACAATTAAAACAATCCTTGAAATGGATATGACCAAATACTTGAAAAAATAAAATAAAAAACTATATTTTTACCATGGAAAGTACAATCACACCTATTTGGTATACCAACACTAGTTGGGACTACCCAAAATTTAAAATAAACATAAATTATATTATAAAATAATGGACGATATTATTAAACCAAGAATTGATCTTAAAAAACAAGAAACAATTAAATGCGAAAAATGTGAATCTAAATTCTTCAAAGAAGTTACGATGATAAAAAAAGTACCTAAGTTATTGACAGGAACCCCAGAGGATACCATTGTACCGTTCCCAACCTATATGTGTGATAGTTGTGGATTCGTAAATGAAGAATTTTTAATTTTTGAATAATGGAAATAGGGAAAATGACAATAAATGAGGCATACCCACACCTTAAAAGTGTGGATTTGTCTTATGGATTAAACTTAAATAGAGTTAGGGAATTTAGATTTGCTAGACTTATATTAGTAAACCTTTATAATAGAGAATTGGTATGACACACAAAGAATTTTACGTTTGGTTAGATGGTTTTATGACCAACAGAGATTGGACGACAATTAAAGAGGTTGATATTGAAAGTATTAAAGAAAAAATGAAAAAAGTTAATAATAACGATCCATTTTTTCCTAACCCAAGAACAATGGTCTCTCCAATTCAAATACCAATACCACATAACCCTTTTAAAGAAGATGGTTATGATGATTTAGGTTCACCACCAAAAATTATTATGTGATTAATTTTTTAAAGTATTAAGGTATTTATTAGTAAATTAAAATTATGAAAAACATACTATCAAGTTTAACAAACAATGAAAAAAATAGAATTCTTGAAATGCATAAAAAGGCAACATCTAAATTTTATTTATTTGAAAATACTCTACCTACAGACATAAAATGGCAATCTTGTGATGGTAATTTAAATACTTTATCTTCCGAGTCAATATCATTTTTAACTCCTTCAGGTGAAGAAAATGGAAAAAAATTATATAAATTCACTAAAACTCCCGAAGATAAGGCAGGAAGTTATGATGTAAAAGGATGTGTTTGTGAAGATACATGTGTAACAGAAGAAGAATCTTTTTATATTGAAGAAGGGGACGGAACAAATATTTTAAGACTTTATGAAGGATTTTAATTTTTAGTAAAAGAATTATTAAACCCACCCCAAAAAGGTGGGTTTTTTGTTGATTGACAATTAATTTAAAATAGTTTATATTTTGTGTATGATAAAAACTATTATACATTTTTCTGATTTACATATAAGATTATTTAAAGATCACGACTTATATAAATCAATTTTAGAAGAGGCTATTAATCAATGGAGAGAACTTGAACCTGATAGAATTGTATTTACGGGAGATTTAGTACACTCTAAAAATCAAATGACACCTGAGCTTATTGAAATGGTTTCTTGGATATTAAAAGAATGTTCATACATTGCACCAACAATTATAATACCAGGTAATCACGATTTCTTAGTTAATAATACAGAAAGATTAGACGCACTTTCACCCGTAATTAATTCACTAAACAACCCAAATATATTTTATTACAGAGATAGGGGTGTGTATGAGGATGAAAATATAAGTTGGTGTGTCTATTCTCAATATCAAGGAAACATACCACCTGATTTAAATGTTGCAACTGGAATTAAGGTTGGATTATTCCATGGACCAATATCAGGACTTAAAACTGATTTAGGTTTCGAATTTGGGGAAGAGGCGTATGATGTTGAAAAGTTTGATGGACTTGATGTTGTTTTATGTGGAGATATTCACAAAAGAGCGGAATTTAAGTTTAAGACAGGTAAAGGTTATATGATTGGATCAACAATACAAAACAATATTGGTGAAAGTATCGGTAGACATGGTTATGGTGTTTATAATGTTGAAACAAACGACTATACTTATAGAGACTTATTTAACCCAAAACCTTTTTTAAAATTCTCAATGAAGTCATTTGAAGATATTGAAAAAGGAACGGAAAAAATACAAAATTTTTAATTAATGGAATTACCAAAAGACTTAAAAGACAAAGTTTGGAATTATTGTAGATTAAATGATATAACCGACGTAAACGGTTTTATTATTAAAACAATAAAAAAAGGGTTAGATGTTGAAGTTTATGGGCTTTTGGGTAAAACACTTAATGAAGGTGAAAAAGACTTAAAAACGGGTATTGTTGGTGAAAAACAGGTAGAAATTGAGGTAATCCGTGAAATACGGGTGGAAGTACCTGTTGAAGTTATTAAAGAAGTTGAGAAAATTGTCACAAAAATAGAATACATTAGTGACAAAACAGGTGAAAATGAACTGTTGTTAAAAATACAACAGTTGGAAGAAGAAATGTCTAAAAAGGATGAAGAATTAGATAAAGAAAGACAAATATTTTCCACTAAGACGGAAGAAATAGAAAATATTTTCCATTATGAGATGTCTAAAAAGGATAAAGAGTTAGACGAACTTAGACGTAATTTAGACATTAAAAAAGATGACGACCAAGTAAAGTTACTTCAAGAGACACTACAGAAATTAAGAAAAGAGATTTCAGAAAAAAATAAAAAAATAGAAGAGTTAGAAAAAATAAACAAAGAACCTAACAATAATGCGATGAACGCATTTTTTATGAAAGGATCAAACTTAAAAGATATATTATGATAGAATTAGTAATTTGGGCAATGGTTGCCTATGGTATGACAAACATTTTAGTTTATGGGTCAATATTTAACGGATTAAGAAACTCAATCCATAAATGGGGAAATAATAAATATGCTCCCTTTAATCACTTTGGTAAATTTTTATCTGAATTAATATCTTGTGTTTTATGTACATCTACTTGGGTAGGGTTCTTCCTGTCCTTGGCGTACTTTTCTCCGAACACTTGTTTCATTGGACTTAATAAATATTTATCGGTATTTTTTGATGGGATATTATCCGCAGGTTTTGTGTGGGCAATAAATTCTATAATTGAATGGTTTGAAGAAAACAGACCAATGAAACAAAATCAATATGTTGAAGAAACAACAGAAACTGAAGAACAAATTTTAAACGATTAAATAATAAATAAAATGGGAAAAAAAGATAAAGAACACAGAGCAAAGGTTGCAAAAAGAAATGCAAAAGTAAAAGAACAAAAATCAGGAATGCAAAAAGCATTTGATATCTTAATGAAACAACAAATAGAAAGATTACAAGAAAATAATGGGGTTGACGTTAGTTTATCGGGACAACCATTAACTTTTAATGTTGTTGATCAAGATACTCCTGAAATTAATGAAGAAAATAAGGAAGAAGACAAATAATAAATGGATCTCTTTAATCCACCAAAAATATACAACTACAAAATTATGATAAAAGATTTAGACTTTACTAAGTTTGAAAACCCAACAATACAAGTTGTTTGGGAGGACTTACAAGAAAATTTTACTCAAGATAAAATTAAAAGTGTTAAATACTATTTTCAAAAAAAATATAATACAACAAACGTCAACGTATTAACAAAAGTTAAAAACGTAGATCAAGAAACAATGCAAACAGTTGATGTGTCTGTTAATATCACTGATAGTAATTATCAAATAGATCTTTTGAAAAATTTTTTACAATCTAAAGGTTATGATAAAAACTTAGACCAAATATTAGATCTAAACAGAACTGTAGAACATAAAATGGAAGAAGGTGACGTTGATGTAACCCAATTTAAAAAATGGTACATTAGAAATATTGAGTTCTCAAATTTTCTATCCTATGGTGAAAATCAAAAATTAAATTTTGATACTTTAAATGGATTAATTGTTGTTGAGTCCGACCCACCAAATTTTGGAGGGAAAACAGTTTTGTCTGTGGACTTATTAATGTTCTTATTCTTTAATGAGACAACAAAAACAACCAAGGCCGAAGAAATCTTTAATCGATTTACCGATAAAGACTCGGTAGTTGTTAAAGGTGAAATCACAATTGATGGTGAAGATTATATAATCTTAAGAAAAATTGAAAGAAAGAAATCAAAAAAAGGTGATTGGAATGTAAAAACAGAATTAGATTTCTTTAAAAAACTTTCCGACGGTAGTTTACAAAATTTTACTGGTGAACAAAGAAGAGAAACCGAAGCTTTCATTAAAAATTCTATTGGAACAAAAGAAGATTTTTTAATGACAATACTTACAACTTCGACAAATCTTGAAGAGTTGTTGGAGTCAAAACCAACTGCAAGAGGGCAAGTCCTATCAAGATTTATGGGTCTTGAGTTTTTAAAAAGGAAAGAGGAGGTCGCGAAAGAAATATATAGTTCGTTTGGAAAATCAAAACTATCAAATTTGTATAGTTCTGAACAATTAAAAACGGATATAGAAACTTATGCGACTAAAATTGTTGAATACAATGATCAGATTGAGGAAAACAAAAAAGAACTAGAGGACATCGAAGATAAGATATCCAAAGGTAAAGAATATCGTGACGATATGTTAAAGAAAAAACATAACGACATTGATAAAGAAATTGCTCTGATGAACCCTGATAAAACTCAAGACGAGGTTGTTAAGTTAAAAAAAGAAAAAGAAGAATTCTTAGTTAAGTTAACCGAACTTAAAGTTATTGAACCATCTTCGTTTTATTATGAGGATGATCACGATAAAGTTAAAGATGAATACAACAAATCATTTAAACAAATGGTTGAGGTTGAAAGTAAGATTAAATCAATTGAAGAATTAAAGAGTTCTGTTGACGGTGGAATCAAATGTGAACACTGTGGAATTGACTTAATGATGGCCTCAATCACACAATCTAAAATTGCCGAACTTGATGGTTATATCATGCAAAAAGACCAAATTTATACCATAATGCAGGTTTTAACCGGCACAGAACAAACATTTGTTAGACTTAAAAAAGAATTTGATGAGTATGAAAAAAACAAATTAATCAAAGAAAAATATGATTTAAGTGTGGAAAGTTGTGACCTTAAGATTAATGGTTTAAATGATAAATTAAAAAGATGGTCCGAAGTACAAGACAAGATCAAATTAAATACCCAAATAGACGGTCAATTAATAAAGGCAGATCTTCGTTTAGAGGAATTAGATAGATTAAAAAAGAATAAGAACACTGAAATATCTAACTGTGAATACAATATAAAAACAAATGAAGAAAAAATAGAACATAATAAAAAATTAATCGTTAAAATAAAAGAAGAGGACGAAAAAGATAAAATTTATAAAATGTATCTTGAATCTTACGGAAAAAATGGGGTATCAAAATCAATAATGAAAACTATGATGCCACTAATTAATTCTGAATTACAAAGATTAATGGAAGATAGTTCATATTTTAAATTGGAGGTGAGAATTAATGATAAAAGTGAGGTTGAATTTATTATGGTTGATAATGGAACTGGTATTGAAAAATTGATGGTTTCAGGTTCAGGTTACGAAAAAACAATTGCTTCGTTAGCGTTAAGATCGGTATTAAGTAAGGTTTGTTCGTTACCAAAACCAAATGTTGTTGTCTTTGATGAGGTATTTGGTAAAATATCTAACGATAATTTAGAAATGGTTTCCGAATTTTTCATCAAAATTAAGACATATTTTGATAAGATATTCCTTATTTCGCACAATCCTTTGGTTAATCAATGGGCAGACTCAACGGTTAAGATATCCAAACAAAATAATGTCTCAAGACTATCAAAATAATTAAAAAATATTTATTCATTAAAAATTCTGTAAATCAAAAAAAAACAACTATATTTGTACAACAATAACAGTATAGTTGTTTTAATTCTTACGAAAATTATAAAAATGAAATATATCTTATTTATCTACCGTTGTGACGATAAAAAAAACAAAACCGAATTTGTTGGAGGAATTGCTCAAGAATTAAGTCCAATTGTTAAATCAGACGAAATTAAATTTGTTTTTGGTGATACAAACGCGGTTTACCATTTTGAAACAGAAATGTCATTTCCTGAATTGAATATCTATTTGGAATTAGTTAGTAAAGACTTTGATGACTTTACGTACTTCTTAATCCCAAAAGGAAGGAATTTTGCAAGTAATATTGAGAAACAAAATTTAGACCACCTAATGGATCTTTATCCAAATAAGAAAAAAAGAAAAAGTAATAAAGGTATCTTTGAATTACCTAAAATTGAACTCAACGAAGAGGAGTTTATAAAAAATTATCTATCATCTGTTGATTATAAGGAAAAAAATGAAGATATTTGTATCCTTACAGTTGATGAGATATTAGATAAAATAACAGATAATGGTATTAACTCTTTAACTAAATCAGAAAAAAATAAACTTGACGAATATTCTAAAAACGTATAATATGAAAGACAAAAATGTTGGGGCACCAATAAACCAAGAAGAAATTCAACACTACCTTAAAGACATTAGGAAAATAAAAGTTATGACTCCCGATAGAGAAAAGGAAATGGCAAAACTTATGAAGTCAGATGAAATAAGTGTGGACCAAAGAAAACAAATTGAGGAAGAATTACTTAGAGGTAACTTACGTTTTGTGATAACAGTCGCAAAACAATACCAAAACCAAGGATTGGATCTTTCAGATTTAATCGCTGAAGGTAATTTAGGTCTTATGAAGGCAATTAAACACTTTGATTGGAATAAGGACTTAAGATTTATCTCATACGCAGTGTGGTGGGTTAAACAATCTATAATCCAATCATTAAATGATAACGCAAGAACAATAAGACTACCAGTTAATGTTGTTCAGGATCTACAAAGAGCAAAGAAAGAGTTAGAACAAACAGGTAAAAAACTTGAAGATAAGTTCTCATCTTTACCATCAATAATTGATTTAGATATGAAAATTAATGATGAAGGAGATACTTTAATTGACATGATCTCAAACCCAGATGCCGAACAACCTGATTCAGCATTTAATACTAAAGATTTATTAAAAGATAAATTAATGTCTTTGTTAAATGTTTTAGACGATCGTGAAAAAATAATTGTTGGAGATTATTTTGGGTTAACAGGAACACCAAGAACCCTTGAGGACATTGGGACTGATTTTGGCCTAACAAAAGAAAGAGTTAGACAGATTAAAGAAAAAGCGTTACGAAGACTTAGAAATGGTGGTTCTGTATTATTTGAATATATTTAAATAATTTTTCATACTTTTTGTTTGGTGGTTTAAAAAAAATCATTACCTTTGTAATGTATCTAAAACGAAATATTATGACAACTGACATCATCAAAGTAACTGAAGGGATAATGTCCGGAGATGTATTCTACGGATCTTTTAACACAAACATCAAAGGTAAAAGAATTACCGTTGGGGTATCTAACCACCTTAAAGATGTGAACAAAGAATACGAATTCCGTATCGCAAATAAATGTCAGGCAGGGTTTATCAATATCCACGACACTAAAGGAACCGCAGAATCAGTAATCCGTGGATACCAAAAAAACTCATTGGTTAATATCCAAGCAAAAAATGAGTACGGATACTGGATGAACGTTTACACTGTCAAAGGAGGTAAATGGTACTCAATCGACAAAGGGTTCTTGGACGTGTTAACCGTAGGAACTATGAGAGAGTCATTCCCTGATATGTGTGACATGGAATTGTGGGGTAGAATGGGAGCAAAAACTTGGGCAGACAAATCATTTAAACAAAATTAAAATTATGGGAACCTACATTTATACCTACAAGAAAAAATTTGATAAGAACGCAACCTTCAACGGAGAGAAGGTTGTTGTTGGACAAGCAACATTTATGTGTCGTCAAGATTGGTCAGGTAATTACTCACCATCTGAGAAGAGAGAAATGACAAGAGCTTACGCTTTGACTAAAAATGACCAACCTGAATATATTACATTCGATGGTGAAATGGTTTATAAAAATAATAAAAAAGGTGTTTGGTCGGACGGAAGTGGTTTTTATGGTGGTATTAATCACGAAAATGATTTTGTCGGGAAATTAGAAAAAGAAGGAAGAAAATACGTAGTTGAAACAAAATAAAAATAAGTGATATGGAAAAAGAAACAGTTGAAGAAGCAGCTACTAAAGTATTAGATAGGAAATACCCTTATCATCGACCATCAGATGCAGGTTATTGGAAAGATATGTTTATATCAGGAGCTAAATGGATGGAAGAAGAGATGGAGAAACTCAAGGACTTTGATACTTGGAAAGAATGGAAAAATAAAAATTAATAAAAAATATATAAATTAAAATGGGAAGTGTAATTGACTTTATTGAATGTCCAAATTGTAAACAAGAAGCCTTTAGTGATTTCTATTACAAAACAGGAGAAGAATATTTAAATTGTAACAATTGTGGATATCATAGATCTGGATTTTATAAAAGAGGTGAGGATGGTAAATTTCTTACCGAGGATGGTACTGAAAATTACACTTTTGATAATCTAATATGGGAAACTAATGAATTAAAAAATCCATACGGTTCTTACCGGTTAAAAGTTTATCAATCACCAGCAACTCAGTGTGGTTCTTTTGAAACTGAGGAACAATATAATGAATTTAAATTAAATCTTAATGAGGATGTTGAAATTGAATTCTGTTCTGTGTCAAGATTTGTTGATGGTGAGATCAAAGTTGAAATGTTAATTAACAATGGTCCTGAAGTTGATTCTTCTGGTTTTACAATTGAAGATCGTTAATTTAAAATAACAACCCTATCATATATAAACCCCCACCTAAAATGGGGGTTTTTCTTTATCTTTTATATTTATTAAGTATAGTTTATTAATATGAAAGAAAAATTTTTACCTTGGTTTATGTTATTTTGTGCGTTGGGTTTATCTGGAACTGCGGCATATTATTCAGTAGTTGGTTTATCAATAGTATTTGTTGGTGTAGCATTACCCGTTATCATTATGGGATCATTTCTTGAAATATCCAAGATTGCAATTGCAACATACTTACACGATAAATGGAAAGAAACCTATGGTATTCTTAAGATTTACCTATCAATTGCTCTTATAGTACTATCTATAATTACCTCTTTAGGGATATACGGACTGTTAAGTACCGGTTTTCAGAGTAATATCGCAAAACTTGAAATAAATGAAAAACAAGTTAAAAATATTGAAGTCAAAAAGAAACGATTTGATGAAGTTAAAGTTGAGTTAACCAAAGAAAAAAACACTTTAGATGGAGACATTACTAAGTTAAGAGATGGGGTATCTAATAACACAACAACACAATCTATAGATAGAAGAACAGGACAGGTAATTACAAGAGCCAACGACGGTAATAGAAAATTATTTGAATCTCAATTATCGCAAGCACAAGTTAGAAGGGACACTATAGCAAAAAGAATTGATAATATGAATGATAGTATCACACAACTTGATATTGATATTTTAAACATGGAATCAAAAGAAATTTCAGGAAGTGAATTGGGAGCTCTAAAGTATGTTAGCGAACTACTTGATTGGGATATTAAAAGAACGGCAAATCTTTTTATTTTAATTCTGATATTTGTGTTTGATCCATTGGCAATCACGTTAGTTATTGCAACAAACCAAGCGTTTAAAGGAAAAAGAAAAGACGAACTTACCCCCCAAGTTACCCCCCAAGTTACCCCCCAAGTTACCATACATGATGAGGTTGAGATTCCTGAAAGTTATTTAACTCATCATACCCCTCAAGTTACCGACGAAGTACCGACTAAGTACCGACTAAGTACCGACGAAGTAAAAAAGGTTTGGGAAAGGGTTAAAAAATTAAGAAAAAAAGGTTTATTACCTCTTGAACAAACAGAAGAAGAAAAGATTGATGAACCTACCGCATTGGTATTTACCCCATATGAAATTGAAGATTTGGGGGAAACCGACTATGTTGAAGAAAACAATAAGAAAAGATTGATTTATAAAAAATAATGGTGGACATAATAAAATATGGAAACTTTAAATCTAAAAATGTATCAGATTTAAAAAAACAAATCATATTAATACATTCCTCCAGATATTCTGAAGAATATATTACATCCCTAAAATACAGGCACAACGAGTCATACAATAAAATACCTAACTATTTTATTGATCGGGAAGGTAAAATAGTTAAGTTATTGGAGGATCAAGAATACTCAAAATTTTTTAATAAAAATGATTTAAATAAAAACGCAATTTTTGTTTGTTTAGAAAATTTAGGTTGGTTAGAAAAACAACCATTAAAAACTGGTTACATTAACTGGATTGGCAATATTTATAATAGTGAAGTTTTCCAAAGAAGATGGAGAGATTATTATTATTGGCAACCATATACTGAAGATCAGATGAAATCTACTTCAGACTTATGTTTAAAATTATGTGGTGATAACAATATTGAGGTCAAAATTTTGGGAAACAACACAAAAATAAATGGTATTGAAAATTTTGAAGGTATTGTCACAAAAAGTAATTATTTAAGTGAGATTACAGACTTAAGTCCGGCCTTTAATTTTGAATTATTTAGTAAATTATTAGAAAATGAATAGACAGGAAGAAATAAAAAAATTATTGTCAGCATCAAGAAATCTTCTTAACAAAGATATGGTGAAGGAATCAACAGACATACTTAATAAGTATTACGGTATAATTAAGGAATCTGATGATGAATATGAAACCGCAGAACCCAACGACGAAGATAATGAAGAAACTCCTGAAGATAGAAAGTTTGAAAAGAAAACAACCTATAGGATTTCAGGAGGACTTATGACAATAAATGGTAAAGATAAAAAAGAATTACAATTAACAACAGACGATAAAAACGCATTTCAGGAATCAATGGACGAGTTTGTTGGTGAAGTATCTGAATTAGTTGATTTTAATACTCTTAATTTATACCCAAATAACGTAGAATGGTCAGGTAAAATACAAGACTTAGATATTGAATTTTTCTTCTCTATTGGTGAAACAAATGGGGTTTACATAAACGGAGACATGATAAACATTAATGATGAATTTGTTGAATTTACCACTAAGTTAAGAACTTATTACGAAAAGTTTAAGGCAAAATGGTCAAAAGTTATCGCTAACAGAAAAAAAACACCAAAAGAAAAATGAAAAATTTTTTAGTTAAATATTATAAAGAAATCTTATTAGTAGTATTAACATTATTATTAACAATAATTCTAATTAAGATATTTAAACCAATTGAAGATAGGTCTGAATTATTAAATTATAAGTTAGATCAATTAGATCAAAACATTAGTAAAGTTAAAAACTTACAACTACAATTAAATGATTCTATCACATCATATAAAAAAGATATTGAAAAGATTGATGAAAATATATTAAAAATAAAAAGTGAAAAAACAACCGTAAATAATTATTACGAACAAAAGAAAGATCAAATAAAAGGAATGGACAAAAAAGAAATTGACAGTTCGTTCAAACAAAGATACAAATATTAATTATGAAAAAAATTATTTTATTAACATTTTTTATGGTGTCTTTTATAGGTTTTAGTCAAACTAAACCACAAAAAGAAGATACCACTACAATATGTTTTCCTGTTAATGTGGGGAAACAAATACTATTAGATCTTAATGACTTAGATAAATTAAAAAAACAATCTATTTTAGATCAAAAAGAAATAAAAGAATTAGAAACCAAAGTAATTAAAGAAGAGGGTGTTGTTAAATTTTTGGAACAAAAAGATAAAAATAGTGAAATAATAATAAAAGATACCGAAGAAAAGGTAACACTATTAGATACTGAAAACAAAGAGTTAAGAAAAGATATTAAAAAAATAAAAACAAAAAACACAATTATTGAAATAGTTTCAGGATCAATAGTTGGAGCATTAACATATATTTTAATTTTTAAATAAAAATGGAAGATTGGAAAGGGGCAATACAAAAAAGTTTTTCCGAAGTAATTGCAAATGCTAGAGGTTATGAGGGTGGAGGTCAATTAGATCCTACCTCTGCCATCCAATCAAAAAACGATTTATTATCAACAATACAAACAGAAGAAGATAACGGAGAAAATACAAAAAATCATTATATGGATTTTTTAAAAGATAAGAAGGATATAATTGAAATGTACAAACTTATTAAAAACAAAAAGTTATCAAAAAACAAGATAAAACAGGAAATGAAAAAATATTTAAAAGATCCTGAAGAATTAAAGGATTTTTTAGAAATGGTAGTTACTACTAAAAAAAATAATTCAGAAACCAAAGAGGCGACCGCAACAGGAGGATCAGGATCCTTTGAACCTTTATTTTCAGGTGAAGAACCGAAAAAAATTGAGGCAACTGAGGCAACCTCATCTTCATCTTCCGGATCATATGAAACAACAGGAGCTTGGGCTAAATCTATGAGTAAGAAAAATTGGAGAGGTAGAGCCAAAACACAATTACCTGGAGGAAAATTTGTTCAGGTTAAAAAAAAATGTAAACGTTTCCCATATTGTAACCAAGGTGATATCAAAGCTCTTAACATTTTTGAGAATCAATCGGTAGAAAATGTAATAAAAAGAATAAGTGATAAGTATGAAATTCATGAGGATATTATTAAAGATATTATCTTAAGTGAAATGAATAAACTTGGATAATCATATATTTATAATAAAAAAAGAAATGAAAAACTATAGAGGAAAAATATCCGAAAAATACGATACAATGAAATTCAATAAAGCCGGAAATTCTTTTGATTATGTGGAAGAAGATCTTAATGAAAGACTATATGGTAAACAAAGAAATATAGACAAAAACAAAAACGGTAGAATTGATAGTGAAGATTTTAAAATGTTAAGAAACAAAAAAGAAACAAAAGAAAGTATGGAAAAAGACCTTAGCGAAAAACTATATGGTAAACAAAGAAATATAGACAAAAACAAAAATGGTAGAATCGATAGAGAGGACTTCAAAATGTTAAGAAACAAAAAAGAAACAAAAGAAGGTCGTGGAGAATGTATGGAATGTGGAGGTAAATGGCCAATGGAAGAAGAAACAATCTACGAATTTGAGGTTAATGAAAGTGATGTTTGTGAGTGTGGTGGATTGAAAATGGAGGGAGAATGTTCTGAATGTGGAATGAAAGAGTCTGATCTTTTAGAATTTAAAGGTGATGATTATAAAGATTTAAGTATGTTTAACCCTTATTATGGTGATCATGAAGAGGAGTGTTCACATTGTAATGGAACAGGATACGACGAATTTAATGACACTGAATGTGAATGGTGTGGAGGAGAAGGTTTTTCTCAAGGTATCGACTTCCAGTACGAACCAAAACTTGAAGAAGACATGTTTGATAATGCGAAAAAAACATCTGATTTTTGGAATGACGGAGAAAAAACCTTCAGAACAAAAATGTATGAGTACGAAATATTCAACGATAAGTTAGGTAGAACCGTAAGATTAAGTGAAGAACAAGTTGTTAATTTAATTGAGACTTTGGCCGAAGAGAAATTAAAACCATCTAAAAAAACTAGAGGATATTCTGAGTATGAAAGATCTTTTGATAAATCAGGAAAAGAAAATCAAGATTACTACAAAGAAGTTTCTAAAAAAATGAAAGATTACATGAAAGATGGATCTAAAGAGTCATTTACTATGGAACCTAAACATTTCCCAATGGGTAATGGAGAGATAGAAGAAATGGATAAGATGGCGTATGTTCCTTCAGATAGTGTTGCAGAATACGTTGAAAACTTTACTGCAGCAGCATTAGAAAATATTGAATACGATGAATTCGCACCTAATAAAGAGTGGGTTGAAGATAATGTTCTTGGATCGTCAAGAACAGGAAACAACCCTAAATGGGCAAATGCGGTAGAAACACCAACAAACAAAAGAAGAAATGAAATTAGAGAAAAGAATTTGTTAGGTCAAATTAAGAAAAAGGCTTATAATAAATCTCCACAACCTATTGTTAAAGATAGACCAGGAAGTGATGATGCTTCTGATCTTTTAAATAAAGTTGAAAGTGGGGAAAAAAGAAGTAGTAAAAAGTCTAAAAAAATTAACGAGGATTTAGAAAGAATAGGAAATTTAATTTCATACGGTAGAAAAACACAATAATTTACATAAAAATATAATAACCTATAATTATCCATAGATGAACTCTATGGATAATTTTTTTAACTATATCTCTAAACCTATCAATAAAGAAGATATTGATACTTGGTTTAAAATTAACAATATCTTACCGGAAAAATTAGAATTGTATTATGATTTTTCATATTCATTATATGATTTAATTAAAAAAACATTTTTAGGGGAGGAAGATAATTCTGAAACCAAAATAAAAATGTCGGAAGAAGATATAGTCAATCATTTTAAATGGTGTTGGAATAAAACAATAGATAATTTTGGTAAAGAAGGTATATTTTTTACCAACGAGGGAAAACACTACGAATACTTTGTATTATTTTTTATAGAGATCTTTTATAATCAAAACGATAAAAAAATTAAAGAATCAATAGGGGAGTTTTTTGATGACATATTCAACATAGAAAAAACTTTCACACAATCAGATCTTGACATAATGTTAAATATATACAAATCATTAGATAACAATTTAACTGTTTAATATTTACTAAGATCTTAAAATTGATATTTTTAATATTAAATAAACATATAATAATAAAAAATGGAAACACTTGAAAAAATCAAAGTTTTAACAGAACAACTTAGCGTAGATACCACAAAATTTTTTGAGGGTAATAAAAGTGCGGGAACAAGAGCAAGAAAATCGGCTCAGGAGTTAAAGGCTTTAATGCAACAACTAAGAGGTGAAATTTTAGAAAGTAAAAAAGTATAATATGACAAACATTAATACATTATATCTTTTTGTATTTATATTTTCAATATTATCAATATTTAGAATTTTTCTAAAATTTGTTATTTCCCTACTACATAGTAATCCTAAACCAATTGATTTAAGTGGTAGGGAAATATTTTTGTATGGTTTATCTTTAACTTATATAATAACATTTTTAATACAAACAAACGAATGAGCATGTTCCAAGAATTTAATATCTTATTTCCGTACTTACAATCGGTAAGAAAATTAAAAAATTATCTATCATTTGACATAGAATTTCCAGACACTTGGAAATTACCTAAAAAATTTGTCGATGAAAAAAGCGTACTAGAAAGTAAAACCCAAACCCCTAACGTAAGGTTGTTTTCTTTTGTTAGTGAATTTAATGAACAATTAATTGATAATCAGATCACTAATATAAAAAATATAATTGCTTACAATAAGGAGAGAGAAGACAAAGATAAATTATTTCAACAAAAGATAGACGAACTAAAACATATTTTTGAAAAACAAAAATTAAATGACCTACAAGGATTGAAATTTGAAATAAAATCACCTAAAATTGAGTTAGAAGATGATGAAGAAGAAAAGCAAATTGGAAGCTGAGATTGATTGGCTAAAAAATGAAATAGAAAGAGACTCTAAAGATTTAAATTTTGAAAAAAATAACTTTATCAATAAGATCAAAGAATTAAAAAAAGAGGATATATTACCAAAAAAACCTAAGAAACTTACTTTATGGGAGAAACTGAAAAAAATATTAATGATATCTTAGAAAAATTAGTTATTGTTACTGATGCCGCTAATAATATTTTTCCTTCAGGAAAAACAATTTTGGTGTATGAATTAGACAATGAAGATTTTAAAGAAGTACAAAAAAATTTTAGAAAAGTTGATAGTAATAGATTAAGATTTAAAGTTGAAATTTCAGGGACAGAAATTGTTTTTATCAATAATAAAATTTACGAGGAAGAAGTTATTGAAGAAGAAGTTATTGAAAAGAAAAAAATAAGTTTTTGGGAAAGACTATTCCCTAGTAAACGTAGTAAACCTTCTATAAAGAAATGATTTATCAATACCTTTAGACTCTAAAATAGTATAAAGGTATTTTTTTTGTTGTTTAGAGGTATCCTTAACCAAGATACAATCCAACCTACCATTTTTTATTAAATAATCCTCAAGAACATCTATAAATCTTGAGCATTCATCAATAGATTTTAAAGAAACCAAATTTACCTTATCATCATTTTGTATTGCAACTTTATTATTAAGTTTAGATATTAGTTTTATTCCTGACCTTGTTAGATACTTTTTAATAAAACCACCGAAAGATATTTTATTCTTTTCATCAACATCATATAGTAACTCTTCAATATTATAATCAACAATCTTAGTAAGACGGTAATCAGGATCATCAATATCCACTTTTATTTGTCTTCCTAGTTCGTCTTTAACAAAATATAAATTAAAGTCTGTTGAACCTGATTCTAAAAAACCAATCTCATACTTACAAGGTTTACCATTCTCGAATGATTTTGAAAATAAAACATTGTTACTTGTTTTAAGGGTATCGTTAAAATATTTGTTTGCCCTCTCTAATGTTTTAAATTTATTTAAAATCTTTTTTCTTTTCTTATTTTTAAATAAGACTATTAGATATTTCATATTTTTTATCCTATATTACAAATAATACAACAAAAAATTAATAAATGAACTCTGAAAATTATTATAACATATTAGGCGTTGAGGAGACGGCAACACAAGACGAAATTAAGAAGGCTTATAGAAGTTTAGCAAAGGAAAACCACCCAGATAAAGGCGGGGATGAAGAATTGTTTAAGAAAATATCTGGTGCTTATGATGTGATTGGGGATGACAATAAACGTAGAGAATATGACATCCAAAGAAAGAACCCATTCGGCAATTCAAAGTTCGACCAATTTTCGGATATGTATGAGATGTTTAATAATCAATTTAGACAACAAAGAAAACCATCAAGAGTAATCAACTTAAGTGTGGATGTTTTAAAAAGTTTCACTAATGAAAAAGTTTCGTTAAATTATAAAAGAAAAGAAAAGTGTGATCCTTGTAATGGTACTGGTGGTGATAAAAAAGTTTGTGAAACATGTAAAGGAGAAGGGATTACTTGGAAACAAATGGGGAGTGGAATGTTCGTACAAATGGTACAATCTCCATGTGACTCTTGTCGAGGATTTGGAACAATTATAACGAATGCTTGTTATGCTTGTCATGGATCTGGTACAAAAGATGAGGTAAAGTCAGTTGAAGTTAAAGTACCACATGGTATTGATGATGGACAAATGTTGAGACTAAATGATATGGGCGATTATGGTAATGGAATATACGGGGATTTATTATTAAAAATTAGTTTAACAAATGAGAGTGGATTTGAAAAATTTGGGGAACATTTAATTTATAATAAGTTTTTTAATTTAGAAGAGATTAACAAGGATAATTTTATAGTTCCACACCCTGATGGGGACATATCGGTCAATTTCCCAAAACATATGGATACATCTAAACCATTGAGAATTAAGAGTAAAGGATTTAGATTACAGACTGTTATAGGAGATCTGCTAATAAGACCATATTTGAAATATGATAGGGATTAAAACCAAGATACGATGTCTTGAACCAATCTAACGGCTCCGTAAATTGCCAAAGAAAATAATAATCCACCTGAGATTACTAAAAACATTTGTAAATTTTCTTGTCCTTTATTACATTTACGACATCCTGTGACTTTAGTTGCTTCTTTCTTTTCCATAAATTAATTATAATAACACGGTTCTTAAATGAAAATACTTTTCTATTATAACTTTTCTTGCTTGGACAACATCTCTACCGTAAAGTTTTAAATAATTACCATTATCGGAAAAAGTACTTGACACCACTAAAAAAGTATTATCTTCGCCACGAGCAAGGATAAATTCAATGTAGTCAAAAACCTCCTCATCTTCATTATTATTTCTTTTGTGTACAAATTTTATTTTTTTCTCTTCCGGGTTTAATGAAAATTCATTAAGTATTTTTCTATATTTGTCTCTTATTAATTTTGAAATCATAAGGTTAGGGACACCAACTCGTGTATGTATATTAATATTGGAACTAATCGCAGTTAGAATTATGTCTTTTATTTCATCATAACTTAAATTACTCTTTCTATCTTCTGTTTGATGAGTTGTTGAAATAAATTTAACTCCTTCAGGAGAAGTAAATAACCTATGGTACTTACCTCTATTTTCTAAAATTAAATTTTTAAGAACATTTAATGTTTTCATTATTAATAAATATAATGAAATAAAAAAAGGGGACCAAAAGTCCCCTCTTTATATTTTTCCTGTTAGGAAGGTATTTTGACCTGTCTCTAATAACCGTAAGATGACATCACGACTTGCGTTTTTTAAATGGTGTACCAAATCATCCATTTTGTTTAGTGGTTAACCACATCCACAATACAAATATAGTTGTTTTATATTTATCCACCAAAGTTTTTTTATATTTTTTTCTTGTTGATTAATTACTATAAGTTTATTATTTTTTGAATATGTTAAGTTATATCGGAGGAAAAAGTAAAATAGGAAAGTGGATCGTCCCTTTCTATGATAAGAATATGGAAACGTATGTTGAGACGTTTGGAGGAATGTTTTGGTGTTTTTATAATATGGACTTAAAAGAGTTCCCCAACCTAAAGAAAGTTGTTTACAACGACTTTAACCCATTAAACTACAACTTATTTAAGTGTATCCAAAACCCAACGGAGTTATTGAAGGCAATAAACTCAATTGATTGTCAAAAATTTGGTGAGGTGACAACTCCACCATTATATAAAGAACAATTTACCAGGTTCCAAGCTGAAATATTTAATGAAGGTTTCAGCGTAAAACCTGGCGATTATGAAGTTGCAGCAAAATATGTTTACGTTTTAACTCAAGTATTTAGTGGATCAAAACCTGAAACAAGTTCTTTTATTGATCTTAAAGGTAAGTACAAGTCAAAGTATTTGACGTTTAGAGATAAACTATCAAAGCCTGATTGGATTGATCATTTTATTAAGATCACAAAAGTGGAAAATATGGACTTTGCGGATGTAATTAAAAAATATGACTCACCATCCACATACATTTATTTGGATCCACCATATTGGAAAACAGAAAACTATTATTCTAACCATGATTTTGATAGACAAGACCATGAAAGATTGGCAAACACGTTGAAAAACATTGAAGGTAAGTTTTCTTTATCGTATTATGATTTCCCTTTATTATCCGAATGGTTCCCTAAAAATGAATACAGATGGGAATCAAAGGAGTTTGCAAAGGCCGCGGCAGCAAAAAAAGGTAAAAAACAAAATATGGGAGAAGAGATATTAATAATGAACTATTAAGATTTTTTTTCATAATTCTAATATTTATTAATAAAAAAATATCATGGAACTTGTTAAATTATTATCAAATATAGTTAAAGAAAATACGAATAAAAAAAATAGGTTATTACTTGAATATCCAGAATCTACCGTTAAAAAACTTGTTGGAAAATTTTCTGGCCAAACAGAAGATTCGATTGAGGTTATTAAACAAACAATATCTGATTTTGAAAGATTTAAAGGTACTTTACAGGGTAATGAGAGAGATATCTTTACTTATGACTATCAAAAACTAAAAGATGTTGTAAACTCCAAGTCTGAGAGTCAAAAGTCTAAAAAATCTTTTGATGACATTTATAAGACTTTCATGGAAAAAAATGCCGGAGCAGATAAAAGATTAACAAAGTTAAACATTAAGAAATTTTTTGAAATGAAAGCTTTGGATTCTAAGAAGTTCAGAAAAGACATTTTAACTATGACATCCATAGAACTTTCTGCTTTAATAAGAAGAGACTTTGAAAATTTTATGAAAGAAAAGTTAACTGAAAAGTTGGTTAAAGAAAATCCCCAAGAAAATATAGAACAAGTCGTTAATAGGGTTGATAGATATATTGCAAACTATCCTTTGGTCCCTATTAATACTAAACCGGCGGGTATGATGACTTTTATTGAGTTTGAACATGTTGTTGACGTTTTACCTATGCAGGATGAATATAAAATGCCTGAAGTTGATGTTAATGATGTTGATGTCACATATGAGGATGACACTATATTAATATTTGCACCTGATCAAAAACATAAGTGTATTAATATTAGAAAAAAATTCGCTCCTGATAGAAGATGGTGTACATCTTGGGAGGGATCCTCAAACTATTATTACAATTATAGATTAAGACAGAATTTAACTTTATACTATGTAATTAATAAAAATTTAAAAGAAAGTGATGTTAATTATGCGGTGGTAATCTTAGTTGATAACGATTGGAGAAATAACACACAATTTAGATTAGCGGATGGAACTAACTCAGGTAGATTCGCAGGATCTACGATTATGCCTTTTAGTGAGATTGTACAAAAAATACCAAACCTAAACGGAAAAGAAAAATACTTCAAACCTAATCCATACTCAAGTGAACAACAAAGTATGATGATGACTTTTGAAAGAAAAAATTTAACAACAGACGATGCGATAAAGGAATTAGGATCAGAAGAGAATGTTGAATTATGGTTAGAATTAAGAACACCTGACTTAACAACTGTTGGTAATGGTGATCAAATATGGGCAAACTTTACGCCATACTTAAGACACAAATACATTGGTATGGATGGTAAGATTAATGGTGAAATGCTTAAAGTAAGTGACAAAGAAAGTAAGGATTATTACCTTTCAAAGAAAAGAAAATCGTTGTTGTTAACAGATATTGACAAATTAAGTGAAGCGGATGTTTCCTTAATTATGAGTGATGAGATGGCTCCTTACCATGAGGCACTTATTAATTCATATGCAAAACAATTGGCTAAGAAAAATCTTGACCTGTCATATTTACCTATTTCTTTCCCTAATGATTCTGTTGCCAAATTTGCTATGATGTTTGGGTTAGAAACTTTATTCGAAATGTTACCTAAAGATACTCAGTTTATTAACTTAGAAAACAAATCAGATAAAGTAAAACCATTTGATGTGCCAGCAAATATATCAAGATTTAAAAATTTAAAGACCTTTGTTGCTGACAACATAATAAAAAGTTTACCTGAATCTATTGGTGAGTGTGGGGTATTATCATTCCTAAACGTTACCGGGAATAAGGAACTTAAAACTTTACCAAAATCATTATCAACATTATACTGTCTGACATTTGTGTCAGTGTTAGATTCTGGTATTGATGTTGATAGACTACCTAAAGAGTTATTTAAATACATGATACCAACCGAAGACTTCTTTATTGTTAATTTCCCACCGGAACTTAAAAAGAAAAGAGGTTGTAAAAGCGAAGACTAAAATGAAAAACGTAGACATAGAGGTTTATATTAGTAACCTCATTAATTTTTTTGAAAAAAATCCTAATGATTTGCTTGTTTTAATAGGTGACTTACAAAAGGATGAATTCTATGTAAAATTAAAAGAAAGAGCTATTTCTAATTTTGAAAAGGGTCAGGATTATATTTTAACAAAGTCACAAATTGTTGAGGTGGTATTGGAATTAAAATTACCTATCATTAAGGGAGAAAAAAAACCTTATATTGATAAGATAATACAAAGAACAAAATTTGGTGATATTATTTTAAATTAATTTTGTTTATTTAAAATAAACCATTACATTTGTTTTATAATTTTAAATCTAAAGACATGATCTACACACCAGAACTTATTAAAACACAAGCACCTTCAGTATTTGCAACTTCAGCCTCACCTAAGATGACAGAAAAGTACACATTTGTACCAACAGACCAGGTTTTGGAATTCTTTGATAGAGAAGGTTGGCAAATCGCATCAGTAAAACAAACAGGGAAGGGAGTACATTCTCTACACGAGATCAGATTCCGTAATAGTGAACTACCAAAAGTAGGTGACACTTTGGTTGAGGCGATCGTAAAAAACTCACACAACGGTTCATCGGCATTTTCATTGAGTGCAGGACTATTCAGACTTGTGTGTTCAAACGGATTAACAGTACCAACCGCAGTCGCTGAGAGATTCACAATGAGACATAACCACTTTCAATTAGACGACGTTAAAGAGTTGGCAGACAACTTTTCTAAAAAACTTCCATTTATTGAACAATCTGTTGGTCGTATGATGTCTCGAGAACTAACGGTTGATGAAAAAATAAATTTCGTACGTGAATCTGCAAAAATTAGATTTAATGCTGAAAAAACATTAAATGATATGGAAATCTTGGGTCTTCTAACGCCTAATCGACAAGAAGATGAAGGAGATGACCTTTGGAGAGTTTTTAACACCGTACAAGAGAAATTTATCCGTGGTGGGGTACAAGTGTCAAACCAAAGAGGTAATATGGCAAAGATGCGAAAAATTGATAACATAATCGCACAAAACACAATTAACACAAAACTTTGGGAATTGGCCGAAGAAATGATTTAATAAAGAAGTGGTGACTTTTTCACCACTTTTTTTATTCTTATATTATGGATAAAAAAGATTATTTTGGAAAGGAAGATGAGTTCTTAAAATCAATTTACGATAAAGAAGGTAAACTATTATCCAAAAATAGGGTACAGGGAACTCTTAATTTAACTCCTGAATTATTACTTGAAAAGAATTATAAGATAGAGTATTGTGATATGTTAACATATGAAAATGGGTTTTTTTATACGGATACCATTTTTAGAAATAAGTCTGACATATTCATATATTTATCAAAAAAGGAAACAAATGAAGTTGGTTATCAAACCATGATATATTTTGACCCTGAAAGATTAGAAGAAATAAAATTCTTCATAAAAAATTTAATAAAATTAAAATAATGGAAATTAGTGGTGATGAACTAACAAAAAAAATAAACTCAGGTAAAAAAGTTATTGTTGAGTTTTGGGCGGAATGGTGCGGACCATGTAAGATGATGAAACCAGTTTTTGAAAAAGTATCAACGGAAAATGAAACAGAAGTTGAAATGTATACGATGAATGTGGATCTTAATAAAGAGATTAGTTCAACTCTAGGGATTAGAAGCATCCCTACTGTAAAAATTTTCAATGAGGGAAATGTTGTTGATACACGAGTTGGTGTTATGGCCGAAAACAACATAAAAAGTTTAGTTAAAAATCTTTTATTAAATTAATATGTATAGAATAATTTTATCAGTTTTGTTAACCTTTGTTTTATTTTCATGTAAGACAACAAAATCCGCTAATTGCGATGCTTATGGGTCGAACCAAAATAAAAACTATTATAATGATAGTATAAATTACTTAAATAAATAAAATATGGATAAGATAGTTGTACTATATACCATGAAAAGTTGTTCTTATTGTCACGACTTAAAAAATATGTTGGATAAAGAAAACATTAAATACTTTGATAGGGATATTGACGATTATAAAGAGGAGTATGATATTTTTACAGAAATAACAAAGAATGAATACGTACCATCTTTTATGACAATAGAGAACCCAAACTCAAAAAGACCAAAAACTAAATTATTTGCTCCTGAAAGAGATTTTGACGAAATTGAAGATGGGGTGAAAATAATAAAAGAATTTTTTAAGAAATAAAAAAACCACCTAATAGTGGTTTTTCTTTATAATAAAACTACATGTTCTAATCTGTCCTGTACCATGTATGGCTTATTGTTATCTTGGTATAAAATGTCTTCAATAAGGTTATAGTTAGTTAATTTATTATTGAACTCATTTAGGTTAAAATCAAAAACATCCAAAATCAAAGATTTAATTTCATTAGGACTAACTTTAGATTTAGATAAAATTTCAATTTTAAAATCTTCATCAGAGTCAACATCAGTTGTGAAATAAAATTTTAAATCTTTTACACCAAGCAAACTATACATATGATTGAATATGTAGTTAGAGTAATACACCATAGATCTACCACAACTTAAACTATGTCCGTAAGGAAATTCTGAAGTCGTTATAATGTTTGTCACAGGTTCAGGAACATTATAATACAGATCTTTAGTAACATTCACCCAACCACATTCTAATGGTTCTAAAGTTGCACCATAGGTGATTATATCAATTATATTCATGTGATCAATACCAACGTCATCTAAATAAGATTTAAATTTAATAAAGAACTCTCCTTTTATTGATTGTAGATCAAGTATCTCCTTACTGGTACTTTTACCTGCGACAACAATAAAGCTATTACAGTCAGAAACTTGTATTATAGTTTTTTCTGTTTTATCTATCTTTGAAAGAATAAAATCAGAAAATAAATTTACTATAAATCTTTTTGAATTTTTGTTTAATAATCTCATAATCTATTTTTTTATAATGGATATGAGTTTTATTTTAATATATAAATAGTTAAGTGATTTAGTTTAAAAAACGTATTATATATAGTCTGTAAAAAGATCGTTTATATTTTTTCTAATATAGGTCCAATCTGCATAATCAGGTACTCTAAAGTCAATTTCGTCATATACATCATTATCCATTAGATGTCCTAACATACTAACATAACCACCCCAGTATTCTAAATTTGATTCATTATATCCACTACCACCCTCAAGGCCAATAAATTCCATAATATCCCTTTTAAAATCCCCGATCTTAATATACGATGCCCATTTTGTTTTATCTCCTGACTTAATCTGAACGTCCTCAATCTTAGAGGAAAAAAATTCCTCAAGACCACCATAAACAAGTGCGTAACATTCATCTTGATATGCACCATTATAGGCGTTATTATGTATAGAATATAATTCACTTTTTAAATCGGATAGATCACCATCAAGAAGTTCGTTCATTGCCTCAGAATCCTTTAGTAACTCATTAACATCATTTTGGGTTATCATAAAAAACTCGCCTCTATTTTGAGACTTTGCCAAATCATGAAAAAAATCAGAACTATAATCGTCAACAACCAAATCCTGATTACCGATCATTTTTAAAATATAATTTTCTAAATGTCTATAGTTAGATTCATCAAGTTCCTCAATTACATCACTATATACGTCAGATGTTGTGTCCCAATAAGGTTCCCACATATCTTCACCAAAAACATGTTCGGCAACATTTCTAGCCGTCGTATCACGACCTCTACCATCAAAAAGAGGGGCCAATTCATCTCGATCCCTTAAATATAACCAAAATCCATCATCTCTAATTTCTACATCGGTTATAATATTATTCGTTATATATTTAAATGCGTTATTTGGAGCAACTGAAATCCAATAAGATAAAAAGTAATTTCTAAGTTCATTATCAAAGTCATCATACTCTTTTCCTTTTAAATAACCATTCTCATTTAAAAACCCAAAAAAATCAGGACCTTCATTATAATCTTCACTATCTAATACCTCAACACTAATTTCTTCAGATAAACCTTTTACTGCAACGTACTTTAAAAAAGTACGGACTCTTTTAAAGTATGGTTTTACGCTCTTTTCCCAATACCCATTATTGAATAGTTCAATTAGTTCTTTTAAGTTTGAATTGTCCATAATTATAAATACAAAAAAGGTGGAAAAAACTCCACCTTAATTTCTTTGGCCAAAGGAAATTAATTACTTTTTATTATAATATTTTTCAACTATCTTCTTTACTGACTCTTGAACTGATTGATTTTTAACCTGTTCATTTTGAGGTCTTGCTGCCTGTTGAGGAGCTGAAGCTTGTTGATTTCCTTTATTTTTACAACCACATCCCATAACAAATTGTTTTTTAATGTTTATTTAAACATAAATATCAGTCTATTGTCTTATTTGTAAATGTTTCATATTTATTGTTATATGAAAAAGAAAATAAGACTTACTGAAAATAAACTTGTTAGTATTATTCTTAAATTAATTAAAGAAGATGAAATTGAAAAAGTTTATATTTCACCTGAACAATATATGCAATATTTAAGACAAGTTGGTTTTATGGCTCATGCAATACCTTATTTACCAAAATTTAGGGGTAAAAAACTTGTTGTTAAAGGTGACCTTAATCTTAGTAATGTTGATGGTAAACAAAAGATTTATAAAATTGGGGACATTGAGGTTGAAGGAGGTTTGAATGTTTCATACACAAATGTTAAATCATTGGATGATGTTAAGGTTACGGGACATAAAACTTTTTGGCAAACCCCTTACGAAAAGGTTATTGAAAGAAGACAACTACAAGCCAAATATAATGAACAAAATGAAAAAAGAGAAGATGGTGATTGGGATATAGAAAATACTGGTTACGAAAGTCCAAGAGCCAATGCGGTTTTTCAATATGCGGTAAATGATGGGCATTTACAATCTCTTGATGATGACGAAAAAATAGAACTTAAGGAACTTAAAATAAGAATAAAAAATAAAGAAGAAGAGCAAGAAAATTTAAGTACAGATACTGATGAATATGACTACAGTGACAAATTTGATGAGATACAAGAAGAAATAGATAGTATACAAGAAGACATTGATAGATTAATTGAAGATAAAAATGATGTATATGATCTATATCCGACAGGTTCCCATTATAATTTGGCCGAGTTTGAGTCATTGTCAACAAAAATGAGATTTGCGGTTGGTGAATATAGGGAAGCCGATGATTCATTGGAGGATTATTATGAACAACAAATTGATGACCTTGATAATTATTTTTCTAAAGAAACTCTATCAAGTTATGTTGATGAAGATAAAATAAAAGAATATTATAGGGATTCTGTAGAAGAATGGATAAGAGATGAACCTGATAGTTACGGGGTTGAAAAAGAATTAAGTAATTCTCAAGAAGAAGAAATTTGGTTACTAGAAATGGAAAAATGGGTTTACGAAAATGAAGGAGTAAGAGCCCCAATCAGGTACCCATCAAAAGAAAAAGATGGAACATTTGATTTTTATGATTCTGAGGATAATGAATTACAATATAGAAGAGAAGGAAATAATTCAATATTATATAAGGAGGGTCAAGTTGTTCCACCAAGACAATTATATGACGATGAGGACACCGAAGAACATGAAACCGATCGTGAAAATAGGATTAGTGAAATAGACTCAGAGATAGATGATATAAAAGAAAGTCCTGATGGGGATCCTGACGAAAGTAGTATTGAAGAGGCGGTTGATAATTACTTAGAAAATGAGATAGGTTATGATCCAGCCGGATGGTTAGATAATATGGGTGGGGATATTGCCGATTTTATTGATACAAGAGAGTTATTAGATGATTTAGTTAGAAATGGGGATTATGGTGATTTAAATGGTTATGATGGTAGTTATGATACAGTTAACATTAATGGTACTAATTATGTTGTAATGAGAATAGACTAATATTTACTGATTAACAAATTATGATTATTATTATGTCAAATGAGAAGAAAAAAGAAAATAGAATTTTTGATGGACACCGATTGGATGTTCGAAAAACCAATTGACAGAGAACACAAAGAATATAAATTATTGTCGTACTTTCAAAAAATGGGAGATAAACTTGATAAAATGGAACTTTATCCTGGATTCATAGAACTTTCATTACATCTCGCAAATTTGCAGACACTTATTAAAGATAAAAAAATTATCTACACAAATAAGAAATTAGACTCAGTAGACGATGAGTTATTAGTTAAGGATCTAAAGTTAAAAGAGATACCTGAACTAAATGATGATGAATCAAAAGAATTTATACAAATATTAAGTTATAGTGCCCCTAGAATGTTAGAGTATTTTAACATAGCAAAATCTGTTTGGACAATAGTTTATGAGAATGTGGACATAAAACCAAATAGAAGAGCAAAAGAAACCCTGTCAGACACCGGGTACTTCTACTTCAACAACACATCAGATAATAAAATACATGTTTGGGAATATAACATAAAACCGGCGGCCAAAGGTTCCATGGAAAGTAAAACAAAGGTAAATTTAATTTATTCTGACGTTAAAGATTTGACATTTACAAAAATAATTAATAATTTTTCAATATGGAATTCTGAAAATAATAAGTTACCGGTTTTTGAAATGACAAGTAAAGGGATTTTTCCAATACAGGAAACATTGTTACCTATCTTTAAAAGAAAACTGATTTCATATATTAATCAGAAAAAAATCTCAGAAAATTTTAAAAAAGAAAAAGAAACGATTTAAATGGAACAAGTTAATCACCCCAACCATTACGGTGGTGAAGAAAATCCATACGAAGCAATCAAAGTCATTGATGCTTGGGATTTGGGTTTTAGTTTAGGAAACACCGTAAAATATATCTCAAGAGCAGGTAAGAAAAATAAAGATAAAGAACTTGAAGATCTTAAAAAGGCACTTTGGTATTTACAACATCACATTAAAACATTGGAAAAAAAATGATAGAAACAGGAAAAATAATAACTGGAGATTGTGTTGAAGTGATGAAAACCTTACCTGAAGGTTGTGTTGATTTAATTGTTACCTCACCACCATACGGTGTTGGTATTGCTTATGATACTCATGATGATGACGTGGAGTTTCAAGAATACTTGGTCTTTGCAAGGAATTGGTTAACTGAAGCCTATAATGTGTTAAAAGATGATGGTAGAATTGCGTTAAACATACCGTATGAAATTAACAGACAAAAGAAAGGAGGAAGAATCTTTTTTGTTTCTGAGATGTATCAAATAATGAAAGAGATAGGGTTTGGGTTCTTTGGTATTGTTGACCTTGAAGAACAATCACCTCATCGTAGTAAAACAACTGCGTGGGGATCTTGGATGTCACCGTCAAGTCCTTATATATATAACCCAAAAGAATGTGTTATTTTGGGTTATAAAAAATTACACATCAAAAAGGTTAAAGGAGAACCACAGTGGAAGGGAACACCAACTGAAATTATTCAGGAGGATGGAACCATAAAAAATAAAGTGGTATATGAAGAACAAGATAAGAAAGAATTTATGGAACTTGTTTTTGGTCAGTGGAATTACTTTGCAGATACTAAATCACTCACCAAGGCGACCTTCTCAATGGACATCCCAACAAAGGCGATTAAAATATTGTCCTACAAAAACGATGTAGTATTAGACCCATTTGTTGGGTCAGGAACAAGTTTGGTAGCAGCAGAGATATTGGGGCGTAGATGGTTGGGTATTGAGTTATCACCAAATTATACTGAGATTGCCAAAACAAGAGTTGAATATTTTAAAACATTAGGTCAAATAAAAGAAATCCCATTTTCATAAATGGGGTTTTTTATTTTATATGGTATTTATTTAGTATGAAAAGACTAATTAAAGAATCGGGTATTAGAGACATCAAAAATTTATCAAAAAGATACCCTAAAGCAAAAATTTATTTTCATCAAGATTTAGATGGTGTAACAACCGCCATTGCGATGAAAGAATATTTAGAGTCAAATAACATAAATGTTGTGGATGCTGAAATTATTCAATATGGAGATAAAGAGTTTGCAATTAAAAAATTAGACGCTAAAGGTGATATAATGCCTGTTTTAGTTGATTTTGCTCACGGTAAACCAATGTTTGTTATTCATACAGATCACCACGACACTCAAGCCGGAGTTGAGGACGGAACTGCAACTTCTTTTAGAAGTTCAAGATCTAATGTAGAGACAATATCTCAAAGTGTTTCACCTAAAGAAATATTCCCTAATGAAGATATTACATTAATTTCTACCGTAGACTCCGCAAATTTTGCTCAATATAATATTTCTGTTGATGAAGTTATAAATTATCTATTTAAGATAGATAGAAATTCTGACGTTAAAAGAAATAAAATGTTAATGGGATTAGTTGCAAACAAATTACTATTGGCATTTAAAAACAAACCAGGATTCTTAGAGGAATTAGTTTTAGATTGTAAACCTTCTTTACTTAATATACTACTTAAGATAAAATCTATAATGAAAAGAGAAGGTTTTGATAATGAAGAAAAACTAACACAAAACCAACAAAAATATATTCAAAGTATGAATGTTAGTCCTAACGTAAATGTTAGTGGAAACATATTGGTACAATACGGTGGAGGTTATATGACACCACAAGGATCTTACGATAGATACACGCCTTTTAAAAATAATCCTGACGCTGACTTTTTAGTTATTGCTTGGCCAATGGGATTAGTTCAGGCTTCCTGTAACCCATATAAAAAAGAAAGAGCACTTAAAGGTGTTGATTTAGGTGAAATAAAAAATGAGGTTTTGGATGAGATGAATCCAGAATTAGAAAGTATTATAGTCCCATTATCAACATTAAAAGTTGTTTCAGAACAAAAAGCAACATTCAAATCAGTCGGATTTACATTCAAAGACTTTATGGCGATATATGGCAAAAGTCCTTCCTTAAAAGTTTTTGGTAGAAAAGAGACATTGTTCCCGATTATAGAAAATATAATGGATAGACCTTACAGAAATTTAAGTGTAAAACAAGTTGCACTATTGGACAAAGTTGTGTTAAATGGTAGAGACATCATAAATGCTAATTCAGGTGGACATAAATGTATTACTAATATTTCAGGTATTAATTCTTTATATAGAAAAAAAGATGGGAATGGACAAAAAAGTTATGTTGATCTAACAAAAGAAATACAACAGAAGTTTTACGAAATTTTACAAACAAAGATTAATAGTGAAAAGTAATCTTATTACCCTCAACGATATTATATTCTTCACAATGTCCTGCCGGTATTTCTAATATCATATCACCATACCCTTCAAATCTTTCACACTCTTCTTCTTTACAAGGAAGACAGTTGTGGTGTATTTCCGTTACTTCGTTATTTTTTATGAATATAATATCTAAAGGGATTATACAGTTTTTCATCCAAAAACTATGATCACCATCTTCCATAATAAATAACATACCATCAAAAGAATTATTGAATTTTTTATTCATCATTCCATTTGAGATATCTTTTTGTGTGATAACAGGTTTAACTGTGTATTTGTTATTATTTATGATTATATCCATATTTATAAATATATTAACATGGCAGAATTTAACAGATATTCAGGTGTGGTGGTAAAAAACAAAGATAAAGTTTTACTTTGTAAAAGGTCACCGAATAAAACTTTACCAAATGAATGGTCCATACCATCTGGTAAGGTTGAAGGAAATGAAACCCCAAAAGAGGCGGCTATAAGGGAGTTTTATGAGGAAACTAATATTAAATTAAAAGGTGATTTAAATATTGTTGACATTCTTAATATGTACAAAAGAGATGGAGAAACTAAAAAAGGTCTTATGTATGTATATCAATATAATACAAATCAAGAAATTAATCCGGATCTAAAAAAGGCTAGAGATGGGTTTGAACATACCAAATGTGGGTATTTTACAAAAACAAATAACCCATTAAATGAAAAAAACAAAGATTTTAAGAAAATAATTATGAATATCTTTAATAAAGATTGATTTTTGTTAAAGTACCATATATTTATTTAACACAAAAAGCATTACCCCTTTCAAAACTAGTAATGGTTTATCAAAATTAAATCCACAAAATTGTAAAATTTCTTTGTGGATTTTTTTTATCTAATATTTTCTTTTATATTTGTCTAAATAAAAAATATGAGAAGCACTAAATTGTATATTGCCGTGAATAGTCATCTTAGCGACGCATTGATTGAAATGGGATTTAATCCTGAGTTGGCTAAAGAAAGAATTCGGTTTGTTAAAATCCTAACAAACAGATACGAAGACCTTAGTCAGGAGATCTCAATTGACAAGTTGAATGAAATTTGGTTAGAAATGAAAAATTAATTATAATAAAATTTGTGGTTTTTAAATAAATAATGTATATTTGTGGTATGAATAAGACGGGTTTTAATATTAGAGTTATGAATGAAAAGTTTGGTGATCTTATCAACGAAACTTTCATGGACCAAATACAATTTAAATTGTTCCTTAAAATGATACACGGGTGTGTTGAATTAGGAGAAGACCTTACATTCTTCAATGGAGATACATTTTTTGTGAACATACCTAATAGAATTCTAAAAGACTCTGTTATTGTTACAAACATAAAGGAAATAACAATGGTAGAACAAGTTAAGAGTAAAATTGAGGCACTTGTGACAAAATAGTTTCTTTGTTAACTTTAAAACAAAGTGGTGGAAGATCGACACAATCCTTGTGCGACCCTAAAAAGGAATCAGAAATGGTTCCTTTTTTTTGTTTATTTAAAAAAAAACATTATCTTTGTCTTATGAAAATAACAAAGAAAGAACAATTATTTATGGATCTCTTGGAAAGAGAGGGTGTTGTATGGCAATTTGATTATGTTTTTTACACCACTAAAGATAAAAAGGGTTATGATAAAGTAATCGCGTACAAGGCTTGGAATATTGCTTTTGATTTGTTAGAAAAAGGGATGATTAAAGTTAATCCTGGAAATAATTTTGGTTGGGTAAAGGCGTAAGATATGGAAAAAGTATTATATATTGTTAGAGGAATTCCGGGATCAGGAAAATCAACATTTGCAAAAACTTTGGGAGGGCAACATTATGAAGCGGATATGTTCTTCATTAGTGAGAATGGGGAATATAATTTTGATTTTACTAAAATCAAAGATGCTCACCAATGGTGCCAAGGAATGATTAAAACAGACATGATATTGGAGTACCCAAAGATTGTGGTTTCCAATACCTCAACACAAGAGTGGGAACTTGAAGTATACTTTGAATTGGCAAAAGAATATGGGTATACTGTTTTTTCAGTGGTAGTTGAAAACAGGCATGGGGGAGTAAACCAACATGGAGTACCTGAAGATAAGTTAGAACAAATGCGTAATCGTTTTAATATAAAATTATGAGTTTTAAAAAAATATTGACAACAGGAAAAGTGTGGATTACAAGTGATACACACTACGGTCACAAAAATATTGTAAGAGGAACTACCAATTGGAGAACACAAGATGGTGAAGTACCGGTGGGTTCTACTCGTGACTTTCAAACTATTGAACAGATGAATGAACGTTTGATTGATGGTATAAATCATTTTGTGGGTCAGGAAGACACTCTAATTATGTTGGGTGATGTTTCATTTGGTGGATTTGATAATATTGGAATCTTTCTTGAAAGGTTGGTTTGTCACAACATTCACTTAATATTAGGGAATCACGATCACCATATTGACAGAAACTATGATTTTGTTCAAAAAAGGTTTTTAAGTGTTCAACATTATTTGGAAGTGAACATTGAAGGTAAAGATTTTGTGTTATGTCACTACCCACTACAAAGTTGGAATGGACTAAACAAAGGTGTAATACACCTTCATGGGCACGTTCACTTACCGGAAAATAGAAAATTTGGTAATGGTAGAAGAATGGACGTTGGTGTTGATGGTAATGGGATGGATCCATATAGTATTTCTGATATCATTAAAATAATGGATAAAAGAACAGTTGGTTCTGATATGTCAGGAGATCATCACTTGGATGGATTAGTTGGTGTTGTGGGTTAAATCGCAACACCATAATATTTATATGTATGACAAAAATTATTATTACAGAAAGACAAATGGACTTGATAGTAAAAAATCTATTAAGTGAGGCAGTTGGTGTTCCAGAAGGTATTATTGAATCAGCAGAAAAATTATATGAAATCATTTTGAATCTATTAAAAGGTATGGACGATTACAATACCACACAAACATTTACTGAAAACAATTTAGATTTAACAATATCTGATTATAAAATACACGAGTTAGAATTACGAGTTGAAATTAACGAAATGGATGATTATGATGGACCTCTTGTTATGATGTCTGCTGGAGTTGCAAGCCAATTTAATTTTGATAAAAAAATATTAATGAAGGTGCATAAATTAGATAATAGTATTGAATTATCTTTAAATTTTGGATCAAATGAGGATAATTGGGATTCTGAAGACATTTATAACTATTTTAGTAAAGATAAGGTTGAATTTATATCTGTAATTGCTCACGAAATTAAACATAAGTTTGATAAACAAAAAAAAGAAACGGATTTGATAGGTAAAGATGCTGATTACCAAGCATACACTAGTTCAGGATTAAACTTTGGAATTCCAGTGATTAATGAATTTATGAGACACAGTTATTTTATTCAACACGTTGAGAACCTTGTTAGACCAACTGAAATTGCAACAAGAATGAAATTAACCGGTATTACAAAAGAAAAGTTTAGAGAATTTTTTGAAAACGATAAAGTAGTTAAAGAACTAAAAGAAATTAGATATTTTAGTTATACTAATTTAGTTAAAAAACTACACGAACAAATGGATAGAATTGATTCTTTATTATCACATGCTGGAGTACCTTATGAAGATATGTCTGAAGATAAAAAAATATATGTACTTATGGATTTGGTTTATATTAATCTAATAAGTGCTAAAAAAGATATTTTTGATAGAATGACAGAGGATATGAATGATAGAGCCGCGGCATTTATGAGAATGATGGGTATGGGGCATATGGTTAAAGATAATAATAGTGAAGGATTGGAGAAAGTTAGAAATAAGTTTTTAAACCACATTGCTAGATACCGAAATAAAGAAGAACGGTTCTTTGTTGATGAGTGCGAAAGATTTAATTATGTTGCAACAAAATTAATTAAAAGACTTTCTAAAATATATTCACTTATTCCTGATGAGAAAGAACAAACAAACGAATCTATATTAAATTGGGATTTACACCAGAAACTTATGGAAAAAAAATACGGTAAAAGAAAAATAGAAACCGAAATTAAAGATTGGAAGATTAAATAATAAACTAAAATCATAGTTTGCTCAATACGAGGATTTATTAACCACTAATCCCAATTATATTCGTATTTATTAGTGAACTCGACCGGCCCATGGAAGATGGGGGTTTCCTAAAAAGATTCTTCAAGAGAGTAAATAATTTTATTTTATTTATTTTTACTATGAAGAATATATTGCTTGGACTTTTTGTTCTATTTTCATCTTTCTTATTTTCTCAATCATGTCTCCACACTATTAAACGAACAGATACCTTTGGTGATGGGTGGAATGGAGGAACAGTCGCAGTTTCCGTTAACGGAGTAACCGTTTTATCTAATTTAAGTTGTGTTGGATTAGGTCCTACTAATTCTACATTTACCGCATCTGTTGGGTCAACCATTAGAGTATACCGAACACTCGCAGGGTCTTACCCTTCCGAAATGCGTATACAGGTTCTAAATGGCTCAGGATCTATCATAATCAATACTATACAACCAGTTGCCGGAACCGCAACTACGGGAGGACAAACAGTATTAGGTAGTTGTGCCGCAGTTGCTGCCGGCCCATGTACTAATACTTCCTCTTACATGACGGCAACTGCACCATCAACACCAACAACTGTAACCATCAGTACTTGTCAATACCAAACTGAATATAATACAATTTATTCTTGTGTTGCAGGACAAACATATCAATCATATTACAATTTAGGTGGATATATCACAGTTAGATCTGGAACTTATAATGGTACTGTAGTAACTAGTGGAAACTCTCCACTAAATTGGGTTTGTCCGTCCTCAGGAACATATTTTGTTCATTACAACACAAATAACACTTGTGGAACTGCTTCAAGTTGTGGAACATCTTATATTACTTGTCTAACTTGTGCACCACCACCACCCCCATCCAACGATTTAGTATGTAACTCAACTCCAATTACTTGTGGTCAAACACTATCAGGAACCACCGTAAATGCAACTAACTCTGGAACGGGTGAAAATGGTTTATGTTCTGTTAGTCAAACACAACCCGGTGTTTGGTATGTTATTTCAGGAAACGGACAAATTATGACCGCAAATCTTTGTGCAACGGCATGGGATAGTAAAATGTCTGTATTTAGTGGTCCTAATTGCTCAACATTATCATGTGTTGGAGGTAATGATGATTTTGGGCCCGCTTGTTCTAGTTCATCAGCCTCATTTTCATGGACTTCGTCAATTGGAACAAATTACTATATATTAGTTCATGGGTATAGCGCAAGTAGTAGTTTTTCTATTGGTCTAACTTGTATATCTCCCCCGCCAGCAGACCCAACATCAATATCTGCGACACAAAATACTATTTGTAATGGATCATCTACCACTCTAACCGCAAATGGCGCTTTGGGTGTGGTTTATTGGTATATAGGAGGTTGTGCATCCACTTTCGTGTCAACTGGAAATTCCATCTCGGTAAGTCCTGCATCAACCACTACATACTATGCGAGAAATCTAAACGGAGGTCTTTTTAGTAGTGGGTGCGCTTCAACAACAATAACAGTTAACCCTAATCCCACTGTAACTATAAGTGCGGCAACCAATACAATATGTAACGGATCAAATACCCAATTGATATCTAACATTAGTGGAGTGTCATCACCAGGAAATCTTGTTGTAACCATCTCCACCAGTGGATTCTTAGACGAAAGTTCTTGGACTTTAACAAATAGTTTAGGGGCTGTAATTGGTTCAGGTGGACCTTATGGTTTAGGGTCAACAAATATAATTCCAATCGGTTCATCGGCAAATGGCCCATATACATTTAATGTGGAAACTCAAGGAATATGGAATGACAACACGGCAAATTATTTGGTAACTTGTAACGGAACAACGGTCCTAAGTGGAAGTTTAGTTGGTGGACAGAGCATAACACAATCAATATCATCTTGTGGGTCTTCTCCCGGTGTAACATATCTATGGACACCTTCAAACGGACTTACAAATGCAAGTGCTCCAAGTCCATTTGCTTCTCCTACGACTACACAGACCTATCAATTAACCGCAACGGCAAATGGATGTTCGGCATCAACTTCAACAACAATAACCGTAAATCCTTCTGTTGGTTTTGTGTCTACAATATCTGGTAATAATACCATAATTGCCGGAACACAAGAAAGTTATTCAATAACACCGGTAGCAAACGCAACATACCAATGGGCATACACACAGTCCGTAACCGCACAACTTTGGATAAACGTTCCAAATTCTAACTCTCCATCAATTACATTTACTTGGCCACAGACAACAACTAATGGTTCTGTTAGGGTTACGGTATCAAACGCTTCAAATTGTGGAACTCAAACCAGATTTTTTAATATTATTACTAATGGTGCTCTTCCTGTGGAACTATTATCTTTTGATGGGTCTTGTAATAACAACTTAATTACTTTAAATTGGAAAACGGCAACCGAACATAACTCTGACTATTTTGATGTTCTTAAATCAAGAGATGGTATTAATTGGTCTAAATTAACAACTTTGAATTCGGCAGGAAACTCAACTCAAGAGTTAACCTACACGACAAAAGATGAAAACGCAATTGATGGAAATAACTATTATAAACTTCTTCAATATGACATAGACGGAGTGAATAAAGAGTATGGACCAATAAATGTTATTTGTAATGGAAATTCAAAAGGTTATTTTCTCATATTTCCAAATCCTAGTTCTGGAGATTTTCAAGTTGTGTTAAACAATAAAAATATGATTGGTAATGGAAAACTAATAATTAAAGATACAAAAGGATCTGAAATTTTTAATAAAGAAATTAATATTGTTTCAGGGATTAATTTATATAATATTGGTGATTTAAATATAGTAGATGGAATCTATTATATTCAGGTAAGTAATGGAAATTTTTCAACACAAGTAATAAAACAAATAATTAAATAAAAAAATATTAATATTTTTGATATAAAAATAAATTAAATCCCTTCTTTACGGAGGGATTTTTTGTTTTATTAAAAAAACTTTTATATCTTTGTGGTATGAATATGACAGATTTTAGAGATTCCGAGAAGTTTTTATTATCCTTGAACGTTGGTGAAGGTTATAATGATATTGTTGTTACCAAAAAAACAAAAAAAAGGATATACCTATCAAACGGAAAAATTGTTACCATTAAAAATGGTGGTGGTTTTTTATATTTGGATTCACCCAAAAACGGTATTAATCAAATTCTTAGAGATATTGAGGGGTTTTTAATTTATAAAATTTATTGTTAAATGAAAAAACCCTGTAAAGAATGCCCACACTTCATTCGTAATCGTCACAACGATACTATTGTTGATTTTGCTGAGAGAACCGGTAAGAAACACAATTGTCATATGACAGAAGGAAAAAAAGATTTGTGGAATGTTAAAGATAAAAAATTAGAATGTTATGGAAGTAAAAACTAAATTTGGGACATATATAAAAATGGAAACAGAGAGTAGTACAAAACTAACTGGCAATAAAATCACAAGGTTTGTTGAGAGATTAAAAAAAATTGGTATTGATGTAAAACTATCAGGAAACTTTCCTTGGGTTTATATTGATGAGATTTGTGGTGTGAGGGTTACTGAAACATTTCTTGCAAATCATGGGTTTACCTTGATATTTCTTCCTGGTAGAAACGATAGTCCCGTATCTGAATTTACAGATATTGAAGAAATATTCAAACTCATACGAAAGTATGTTAAAAAGGCGAAGTGGTTACAAACTGAAAAGTTAAAGGCACAGATTGAAGTATTTGAATGGTTAGATAGTAAAGATTACCTAACAGATGAAGTGGATATTCTCAGAAAAGAGTTTGAACAACAATTAAAAAAAATTAAAAGATGAAAAATAATAAATTATTTTTGGATGATATCAGAATTCCAAAAGACGCAATAAGATTAATACCATCAGAATTCAATAAATTTTATTGGGAGAATGATTGGGATATAGTAACAAACTACGATAATTTTGTTCAGTACCTTGAAGATAACGGTGTTCCGGAGTTTGTTTCATTTGACCACGACCTGGCTGATTTTCACTACGACTTTAAACCTGAAGATTATGAAGGTATGTCTGAAGATGAAATGAATATGAAATTTGGTTCTATGGAAAAAACTGGACTTGATTGTGCAAAGTTCCTTGTTGAGTATTGTGTAAACAAGAACGTACCATTACCAAAATATTTGGTTCATTCGGCAAATCCTGCAGGAAAAGAAAATATTGAGAAATTTTTAGAAAACGCAAAAAAACATTTATCTTTGTAATATGAAACTAATTAAATTAACATCATATAAAGACGATAAACCGATTTACATTAATGTGAATCAAATCGGATATTTCTATGAAGGAAAACAAAGTGATGATTGGTTTGAGGGTAAACCAATCGAGATGAAACATACTTGGATAGGTTTAGTGGTTAATGATAAAAGTGATTTTAAAGTTAAAGAAACCCCAGAAGAAATTATTGTAAAAATTAAAATGATTAAAAACGCAAACAGTACACGAACAATATGAATTTAGACAAATTAACAATGGACGAACTTATTTCATTAAGAAATGAGATACAAGGAAGAATACATTCCTACACAGATGGGTATTTGTATATCTGTTCTGTCCGTCAGTTCGGTAGTGTATGGGAAGAAAACCCAAGTAGTTTATATGGTTTGAAAGAACTTTGTGATTCATATTACGGAGACAATGGTATTGTTGATGTTTATACTAACAACCCAAATTTGGAATTTCCTGAGATGGAGTTTGAAAATTATGGTGACGTTATGTTTATTAAATCCGAGGATGATTACAGAGAGTG